AACTCGTTCGCTTTCTTCGCTTCGATCATCCTGTTCTTATAGATGACACGATCATCATACATCTTCTGCATGAGGCGTGGGAGGAATCCTTGCTTATCTTTCTTGAAGAGGATGCCAGAACCTGTACAAGCGACATTGTTAGACGTGATATCATCTCTGAATTTATCGAGATATCCGTCTAAGATCTTATCTACAGCATCCTCACCCTCGAGATTCAATGTACCAAAATATGTCTCAGGGGAGATATTATACTGCATGATCAAGTGTGGATATAGCGAGTTCAAGTCAAAAGATATGACCCAGTTGTGCATACCTTCGATAGGATCCTTGACGAACCCGCCGATGATGTGACCTTTCTTTTCAGTGTGCTTGCTCTGAGGAATGACGATCCTCTGATCTAGCAGATAGTTATGTATGATAACATCCCACATTCGGACAGAAGTGAAAGCATCTTGATAGTTGACTTTGCCATCATATGCGATAGCAAACACTTGCTCGATGAACTTGAGCTTATCTTCTAACTTGTCAACGAGATCGACGTCTCGGATGTTGTACTCGATGAACTTCTGATAGTCCTTCTTATATAAGTCAAAGAGAGAATCGAACTCAGAATAATCCATCTTGCGCTCACCTAGCTCTACATGAGCGATATGATCTAGGCGATATGATTCTTGCATAGTGAAAGAGAACTTCCTATACAATCCCATGTAATCTAAGGTCGAGATTCCTTGAGGTACATAGACGTCTTTGCTACGTCCGCCGATAGTGATCTGTCTCTTTTCTAGCATCCCCCATGGCGAGAGCTTCTTTGCCATCTCTGCGCCAAGGATGCGAGTGATACGATTTACGATGTATGGGATATCGAAGAACTCGATGTTCCATCCTGTGACGACATCTGGAGATAACCAATCAGAACGCCAGAGATCTAAGAACTTCAACAGAAGCTCTGATTCATCTTTACACTTCAGATATTTCACTTTAGATCGGACATCATCAGGCAGCTTAGACACATCAAACACGCCGCAACCCAGGACTGCGTATACATCACCCTTCTTCATGGTGATGGCAGTGATCTCTTTGTCTGCTGTCTCGATGTTCGGGAAACCCTCGTCAGCAGCGACTTCGATATCGATATTGACGATAGAAATGGTCTTAGGATCATATGCGACCTCACCAGGATAAGCATCGTTGATGTAGGTATATAAGAAACTAGTCAATCCGTAAACTTCGAATCCTTCTACGTTCTCATATCTCTTGATGAAATCTCTCGCTTGATATACAGATTCAAACTCGATCTTATCTACGCTCTTTCCTTGTAGATTCTTATATACATTATCTTCTGTCTTAGAAGGTATGAATAGATATGGACGATACGGGATGATCTCCTTCACTCGCTTGCCATTCTCATAGCCGCGAAGGTATACTTCATTCCGATAAAGAAAAACGTTTGTATAAAATTTCATACTCAAATCCTAACATCATAATACAAAAATGTCAAGGGGGAAATCAATCCCCCTTGCGTATTATCTGGAACCTTCATTAATAATAAATGTCACTTCTCTCTGATATCTGGCCAACCAGGACTCACCATCTTCGTGTGCCTCCTTTAGCAACACGGTCGATATCACAGCGAGAAATGCCGATATCAGATAGCTCTTTATCTGAAAGAAATGCTAGCTCTTTACGAGTGTTAGATTCCTTGATCTTCTTCGAATACCATTTTACAAAGTTTTCTATTATATCTGACATATCATTTGCTCCCTTCTGCTAAAAAGCTCTTTTCTGTTTTCACAGTTGGAGAAGAAGGTTCGTTGATATCAACCTTCTTAGGCTTCTTAGAATCAGGAATGATTGCCTCGAGCCAAATCTTCAACATACCATTGATAAGATCTGCATTTTTGATCTCTACTGAATCTGCAATAGAGAATGTACGAGTGAACGGACGATCAGCAATACCCTTGTAGATATACTGATTATTAAGGCCTTCTTGTTCTAGATCGCCGACATCAGTATGTCCAGCAATCGTAAGAGTGCCATCTTGGATAGTGACATCAAGATTATGCTTACCGAAACCAGCAACTGCCATCTCGATAACATACTTGTTTTCGTCTACCTTGACGATGTTGTATGGCGGATAATTGGGGATAACTTTGGCCATCGTCTCAGAAGCTTCTTGAAACTTCTTGATAACACCATCATAACCTACGAAATGCCTTCCGAATTTTTCTGCAGGAAAAGCAACGTCAAAAAACTTATTAAAGTCAAAAGTAGTCATATAGACCTCCTGTTAAAGCAAGGTTGATTGTGGAAATATAGCTCCGTTAAGGCAGCTACATAAATATATATAATGTATATCGGTATGAATGTCAAGAGAATAAAATATATTTTTGAAAGCAAACGCATGATTAGTTTTAAAGATTTCATAAAAGAAGAAGAATCAGACGATACCGCAAAGATCATAAAGAGCTTTGTCGATTTCGCTAGCGACCGATTAGGTATCAAGAAGCATCCTAAAGTCAAATTGATCAAAGATCCTAAGGTTGCAAGCGACCGCAAGAGCTTCGGCGGGTATCTGGTCGGACAGGGCAAGATCGAGATCAGTGTCGGAAATCGCCATGTGATGGATGTCATGAGGACTCTAGCACATGAGCTCGTTCATTACAAGCAAGACATGGACAATGTCCTCAAACATGACAGCGGCGAGGATGGGAGCGAACACGAGAACGAAGCAAACGCAAAGGCAGCTGTCATAATGAGAGTCTGGGGCAAGAACAATCCTGATCTGTTTCAGAAGGCAGCGATCCTTGCAGAAGAATGGACGAGTTATGACCAATGAACCTGTGACATTGACAGCAAACGCCAAGAAGTATCTATTAGATTCTTGTTTATCAGCAAACAAGGATGGGATCAAGATACAAGTCAAAGGCGGAGGCTGTGCAGGATTTAGCTACGAGTATAACTTCTTGGATGAAGATATCAAACCTTTTGATGGAGTGATTAATCTTAACGATGACAAGAAGTTAGTGGTTGACGGGATGAGTTTAATGTATGTGATAGGTACTGTGCTTGATTATGAACAGAAATTAGGATCATCTACATTAGTATTTAAGAATCCAAATGAAGTGTCATCTTGTGGATGCGGTAAGAGCTTCAGTGTATAAAATATTTGAAAACCACAATAAAGATGGTAAGATATATTTCACTGTTTACAATAATAAAGGTCAGCTTATTTTATTAACAAGACAAGTATCAGAAATCAATAAATACAAGAAGAAATGAATTGAATCTTTATTTTATTATGTTATATTTAAAATATTAATAGAATAAAGAGGAAAATTATGATACCTACAGACCCAAAAGAAGCAGCTAACCTAGGCAAGGCCTGGGGCGAAGCAGTTACCGATAGCGTATTCGGCATAGCTGATGACATGAAAAAAGTCAAAGCTAAAAACATTGCTACAAAAGCTAGGAACGAACTAGTACAGATCAATAACGATATAGCAAAGAATAATGCGTTGCTTCGTAAGCAGGCGATGCAAGAGATAGCTGCTGAGCAAGAACGTGATAGGATTGCTAAGATGAATCCTGCTCAGAGAGAAGCATATAAGAAGGCAAAAGCACGTGCTGCTCTAGAAGCACGCAACCGAGAGATAGAAGCAGAAAACACGAAGCAAGTTGTGATGGCAGTTGTGATATTAGTGGTGTTAATAGGTATTGCTGGCGGCGTTGCAGCCTTGATGTTGATGAAATAATAGGAAGTTATGGCTGAAGATGAGATCAAAGAACCCGATGAAGATTCAGAATTTCATCCTTGGCTATTAAACTATCGAAAAAAGAACGAGATCGAAAAGGTAGAGATACTGACAGAAACTTTAAAGGGGATCGAGACGAATCTAGGATTCGTCTCTGTATTATCGATAATTAATAGTGTGTTGATAATAGGTTTGATAATTGGTGCTTTAGTAACGGGTGTAGTCGGTATCAGCTCAGAGGTATCAGATGCGCTTATTGGATTTGCAAAAGATAAAATTGGAATGGGAGAATAACATGGCTAAGATAAATGAATTGGAACAAAAAGAAATCAGTGATGCAAGAGTTCAAGCAAAAGAAGCCTTGACATCAGGTGATAAAATAGCAGCACATTTTATATATTACTACTCGTGGTTTTGGGCTATCTCCTCAACCTTATACTTTTTCTGCGTAACATTTTTACCTCTACCTAATGGCGGACAACATTTTGCTGATATCATCCTGGGATTCTTGCTTGGTACAGCAGTAGCTACTGTGATAGGATTCTTTTATGGCAATAGCGATAAGAGCTGATGATGGCACAGAAGGTATTAGAAAAAGGATCTAAGTATGCGACATTGGACATTGACGGCGATGGAACAGTTTCTGATAATGAATTCGAAAAGACTCAGAGACTTATCGATCTCGAAAACAAAGACGCCAAAGAGGACCAACTCAGAAGAATGGCATGGATCGCCATGGGTAGTATGGTTCTCTTCACTGGATTCTTATTTCTCCCCATACTACCCATCGAAAGATTGAATGCGTTAAGCAGCCTGCTACAGATGTTCTATATTGCTCAGGCAGGTGTAGTAGCAACATTCTTTGGAGCAAGCGCTTACGTCAGTAAATAAAAAAGGCGGAGTTAAATCTCTGCCTTCCCGTCTGCTATAGGATTAATCCCTGGTTCTAGATCGTCATAATTGACAGTATGGATCAGGGATTTCTTTTTCTGTTCATCCCAATCCTTGAGATACTCGTTATCCTTATCGAATAAAACTAGATACTCTTCCTCAGTGATCTCTCTGACTCTAGAGATAGATTCACCTAACCATTCTTGGCTCCATTCATCTGCTTCATTCAGGGTGACTGTATCAGCTGCATGAACACCATCTTTGCAACGAACCACATAAGAATTACGGAACGAAGATACTGCATCTACTAAAAATAATTTCATAAATCATACCCCTTAAATATCAGCGCGCTTTCTATCTGCCTATCAGGATATTCTACAGATACAAGGTGCCTTGCTTCAGATTCTGTCTTAGCAGCAATTATGCAAGATTTCGTCGTATTTTTAAACCTAAAGATCCAGATTACTTTTTTATCTTTTTCCTGATCTCTACCATCACTCGATCCAGCCATTTTTCTGCCTTCTTCTTTGTATCAAAATAAGGAGAAAGAGTCTTGCCATCCTCTGAGATCCAAAGGTATATAGAGTCTTTCATATGATCATCTTTGTACTCAATTAGCTTCATTTGTCTTATCCTTTGCATAAGGGATACCGAGCGACTCAGTCCATTGGATAAGGCGATCTTTTAGATCCTGGTTCAAAAATTGATGTGTTCGGATCACAAACTGCAGTGATTGGATCTCAAGCTGCTGTGTATAGATCAACCCAAAGAGCACCAAGATCATAAATTGCTGGATCAGTTCATTATAATCGCCGTATATTCCTGCCGTGATAAAGATGGGCAGCGTTGCGATAGCTCCTATCAGACCAAAATTAAGAGAGAACCACTTATAGAGTTTAATCATCATGCTGCCTCCTTGACTTCCAGATTAATATAGCGTGCATTCTGATCGAACATCTGAACATCACGCACCCAACGCTTGGCATCCTTCTCAGAGATAAAGTGCAGGCGATCCTTGATCGTCAGTCCGTTCAGGATGCCGTTCGTCAGCAACTTCTCAAACTCAACTACGAAGTTATAACCAGTAGCCTTAGAATAGATCGAGCTCATTGTATTCTCCACTGTTTCCATCATATAATTAATATAGCACATGTTGCTATTAATGTCAACAAGATCTTAAGATATTTTTATTTTCTTTCAAAAATATCTTGACCTTCCAATCCATTTTTTCTTCGATATATCTTACTGCAAGGAAGTCAAAATGCATAGTAGCCAACAAAAGATTGCCGAAGCATTTCTGCTCGACAATCTTTGCACCTCTTTTAACTGTCACTTTGTACATGTTATAAACCTTTGGTGGACCCGGTAGGACTCGAACCTACAACCAATCCGTTATGAGCGAATGGCTCTGACCATTGAGCTACAGGTCCTTAGAATGGTATGATATATGTTTCACCGTATTTAATCAACTGATTTAAACTATTTATTTCAGCTGTCAGACGATCAATTTGCTTTTGATCTTCTTCCCATATTGCATCATACATTAACTTTTGTGCTTCTTTAATTATATCATCGATCCTAGGATAAGGAGGTCTAGTATATTGTATCATATCACTATCATTATTTTTAATTATTTTCAATCGGTCTTAGACCTGCATCTCTCATTAATATATCATAAAGGCTAGAAGCACGATCTGGATTAAAATGTCCTCTTGCCTCTTTCATCACAGCATTCATGAACTCCCAACGACTCCATTTTAGATAATCATCGGTTGATACAATTTTGCCAATAATAACATATTCATCCCTCAACCTTCTAACTGCATAAGGTGTTCTGTTATTCATTGATCTATCCTTAAAAATCATTATCCAGAGGTGATGTATCTTCTGTATCAAAATTCAAATCAAACTCTAACTGGCTAGTCAATGTGACAGCTTTTGATCGCCAATCACGTTGCTGGAGCTGAGCCTTTTCTAGACTGAGTTCTAACTGCTCACTTGCTATCATTATAACAAAGTCTCGATACTTTTGCAACAGTTCATTTTCTTTGTCAATTGCATCAGCATAATTTTTCATTAGACCAATCTGTGACTCTAGAGAATAGATCATTGCTTCCTTATCAGCAATTGTCTGCTTCATGTCCATGATCCCACCAGGACCAAACTCCAACTTTTTAGCTCTCATCTTGGCATTAAGGTACTTATCGTACATATCATCAGCATATTGATTAGCTTCTTGCAATTCACCCATTATCACTATCCTTTGCATCTAGATAATTCAACATACGTACAGCCCAGTTACGAGTTTTATATCCTTGATCCCACGCTTTTGTGCAATCAGGCCACATAATATACCAACGTCCATTAATAGACTCGATGTAACAACTCTTATACATTACTAGTTCTTCTCCGACTCAGCAAGTTGATCATTGATCCATTTCTTGAGGATCTGCCTGGCAGGATTAACGATCTCCTGAACATCATCACTCTTCAATGCAGTCTCACCATACTCTGAGGCAGCAATCATCATGATCGTATCACGCTTTGGGATAGCGATTGAAGGGATAATTGCGACCAAGAAGATTACTAGTGCTAGGCGAAAGATCTTAATCCAAAAATCCATGGAAGATTTTGCTTCTTGTGCATGTTTAGCATAGCTTGCACCTTCTCGCTCAGAGTCTATAAATTCAGAACGCTTTTGTAAGTAGGCTATACTTGAAAGGACCATCACAAAAACAGATAAAGTTGACAATATAGCAAAGAGAGAACCTAGCTTTGGTACCACGTCTGCAAAGTAAATTATAATAGATAGGTTATTCATCAGTAATCATCCTTCTCAAGATCGGCCAAAACAATATTAAGTGCTGCACGAGCCTTGTCACCACGGTCTTCTTCAATGATTGCATCCACTGCAGGAGCATCAATCCCCCACTCTGCGTAAAATGCCAACACTTCTCTAAACTTAACGATCTCTTCGGCTGCTTTATGGGAATACTCTGCTAACTCCCCCATGCTTACGTCATGCGGGTCTTCACACCAATCTCTCAGGCGTTCAACAATATCCATCACGTTTTCTCCTTTAGTGCTTTACCAATCGTTTTTGTAATTTCTCATTCCATCGTAGAGGGTTTCCTTCAATCCCTCGCTATACCCCATCGCATATGCCGCATCGTAACCATTCCTATATGCGGCATCCAACTGCTGTTGTGACACTTCCCGCAACCGCACGATCTCGTTGGCGGCTTTTTGCGGATCCATGCTATCATACATCGCCATCATTGCGTTTGCAAACCAAGCAATCATATATCCTTCATCACTGAATACTTCACGATCCATGTCTTTTGTTGATTCAATAAAAAACTTAGCCCATGCTTGAGCATCTGCATTGTGGTGTATGGTCATATCGTAATCCATCACTCTTTCTCCTTCAGTGTCCTAATATACGAAAGCAGTACCACCAGCTGTTAGTCGCCAGACACTCGCTCCATATAGAAGCCTCGTACCATATAATAGCTGCTATGATAGCAATGATTGCTGCTATGCCGATTAAATTCTTCATTATTCAATTCCAAAATGTTCTCTAATACTTTTAGATAAATCTTCACGCCAAAGAGTATCAAAATCTCTCTGATAATCTTCATTGAAATGTCGGACACATTCCTTCACAATCAACTCGGCAAACTTTTCTACAAAAGGTTGCCAATCGTTTCTTTCTAGATAAGTATCATCTATAACTTCAGTTAAGTTAGACTGTAAAGCAAGTTCTTTAATTCTTTCGTTCATCACTCTGCCTTTCTTCTTTAACTGTCAGTGTAGCGTCTCTCAAGCGATACCCAAGATCATGCCATTTTTGTACCTTCCATGAGAAATCAATTTCTGATGGCTGGCACTGGATATGCTTAGCCCAAGCTAGAGTAGCCGTTAAGTCAAAGGTGTGGTATGACATCCTTGGGATGATACTATCCCTGTCCTTCTCATTCCAAGGATTGAGTGGCGGGACGATCACAAACCCATCGATATTCACTCTGCCTTCCGCCATGCTATTACGTTAGAGGGTGAGTCGGGATAGTATTTCCATGCCACTCGATCAGCTCTCATGTTAAGCACTACCTCGCCGCTGGCCAGCATGATATCTACTTCAAAAAGCGCACCACCAGGAGGAACAGTCTGGCTGTTATGCTGTATCCACAGACGCTGCTTCTTCTCAGGCAAAGCATCCACCTTCTCGTAGATCTTCTT